TGGCATCTGCCTTATGTCAGTGACGAAGAACAAGCGGGGTATGGCATAGCCATCTCTAAGATGTTAAGTGTGGCACGATGTGCTCGTGTATCGTATCGACTACATGATGGATCATTTACAAATACGCAAGCAGATGAAGAACTGTATAAGCGTTTGCTTGCTGAGCAGCATATGTCTCCATTTGAGCATCAAGCTATGTCGTATCAGCATGAAGGCTGGCCTTCTGCTAACTTCCGTGGTTGGAAACAACTACGTGAACTGATTGAGTATCATCAGCAGTGACTTGACTTAACAATAACACTCTGCTATACTATATAGACAATGGAGAAAGAGACATGCCGAGTGGCACACTGTTTGCTAAACGTCACTACGATTACCTAGCCGCATGGTGGCGCACCGAACCGTTGCATCGTCCTGCTGTCCGCGTAGCCTTACTACGCTTTACAGTAGAACTGCGAAGGACACAGAGTAACTTCAAGCCAGCACGCTTCTTACAAGCATGTGGTTACTCACGTGGTGTAGCAGAAACCATGGCAGCACAAGTCGATGACGCCTATAATCAGGCTAACCATCCAATCAACAAAGTTGTTGACACTGAAACGTGTTGACAACGGATGGATCGTATGGATAGCAGGCTCACCTGAGACTGCATCACATGCGTATCTATACCTCTATGACACTGGCGACATAGAGCGTATACAAGAGACGCCAGAGGCTATCAACGTAACCAAGTTACAACAGTAAGGGTAATACAATGGACAAGCATCTCATGTTTGAACACATGCTCCGTGAGCATGTGAATGTGCAGCTTCAGCGTATCGAAGATGCGTTGGCTGCTGCCGGCCTGGGTGAACACTCACGCACGGTTGATCTATACTACAAAGCCAACGATGGTGGCGTCTGGAAGATCAGCAAATACTTTGCTAAGGGTGAAGTGAACTTCACTGCTGCTGAACTCGAAGCTGCCGTTGATGGATGGATCGCACTCTATGAAGCACAGAACCGTGCTAAGGTTCTGCGTAGCATGATTGCTGGTCCGCAGCGTGCTGTCGGTGATGATAACATCCCCTTCTAACTACAACGTAGCCATGTAACACATGGCTACTCTCTGCGGACGTGGCGGAATTGGTCTACGCAACGCACTTAAAATGCGTCGCCGTGAGGCATGAGGGTTCGAGTCCCTCCGTCCGCACCATTTATAAAGGATAAGACAATGGCATATCATCAGATATGGACATGTGATCTGTGTGGTCATACACAAGATAAGTCTATGCACCCACGTGGTATGTATAACATGTCTATCACTGCGATGCGTGCTGATTATAACGATCAAGCGCATACACTACACAAGATACTTATGTGTGCACCATGTCTTACCGAACGTAAGCTCTATAATCCAGAGCCTACACGGGCTGAGCCACAGTATGTGACCACATTCGAAGACATGCTACGTGAGATTGTCCGTGAGGAAATAGAAGCAAAGGGATAAGACAATGAACCATGCAGAATACCAAGTCAGCATTGACAAGCTCGTTAACAACATCGGCTCCAAGTGTGGACCGAAGCTTGTCAAAGCCAATGATCCATTGGATACGTTGGCACAAGAGTATGCTATCGCTAAGATGGCATCTGACAGTGCTGAGGATCGTGCTAAGAACGCACGTGATGCGATGCTCAAGGGCTACGCTGACCTCATGCCTGACATGAAAGGGAAGCACCTTATCCATGATAGCACATTCGCTAACGTCACTGTTCAATGCGTGAGCAATCCATCACGCATCGTAGAAGCGAAGGTGCTTAACTTACTTGTTACCAAGTTTGGTCTCTCACTGACTGAGGCATCAGCACTTATTGAGAATGAGTGTAAGTCAGAAAGCTCTGGCTTTCAGCATCGCCTTAGCGTATTGTTGAAGCAGTAACACAGGATGACCGACGGGGGTGTCCCCTTCCCTGACCACCTATGCTCCGCTGTTCGCACCAGCGTTGAGCAAACGCTACACTGAGTGGTAACGTCGGTAAGGTGTAGCACCTTATATAAGGAGAGAGTAGGTGGAACAGAAGCAATGCAGTAGTTGCCATTGGTGGCTACGTGATGACGAGTCCCAATGGGGAACATGTAGTTGGGGGCAGCATCACCTACCTTCATCGTATGTGCGTAATCATGATCCTATGCGTATAGACGACGGCCGTGACTGTGCCATGTGGAAACAGGTAGGACAGGACAATGCAGAAGATCATTGACAACAAGTTATATGATACAGATACAGCAGAGCTGTTGTTGACTATCCGCCGCTTCAGCGTGACACGATTGTATCTAAGCAAGAATGGTACGCCATTTATAACTACCACCTTTGGTGGGATATCCACCATCCGAGGATGGGAAGTAAAGGATTTAGTCCTAGATCATGGATCAGTAGAACTATACACACGCCTATTCGGTGCACCGGAGGAAGCATAGATGAAACGGTATCTACTGTTTGCAGGCTCACTCTACTATCCATCGGGTGGATGGGATGATCTTGTTGAGTCATTCGATACTGTTGATGAGTGTATAGCTCAGGCAAAGGCTAATTCATACGTAATGGATTGGTGGCAGATTGTAGATACAACTACATGGCAACAAGTAAAGGAAGCATAACATGTCTACCGAACATTCATCCTACGTCATAGAAGAACTTGCTCTATGCAAACTCATTGCACATGAGTTAAGTGAAGGACCGCATAGCGTAGAGGAAATCTACGGTATGCTTATACTGATCTGTCGATTGAAGGATAAGCCTGTCGTTGAGACAGTGCCGTTTGTTTATACTAAGCCGGTGCCTGAGCCTCTGTATGAGCCTATCCTTGCTATGCAAGACTCTGTACCCTCGCACTTCACTGACTACAGCAAGCTTCCCAACCCACCTCTCGGAGGATAATACAATGCACAAAGATGAAGCTATGGATATTGCTCACCGTGTGTCAAACATGACACTCGATGAGTTGATCGTAGCGTATGGCAAGTTCCATGCGGAGGTAGAGAATACTCCTAATCACATGCCAGATAAGTCTCATAACTGGCAGCGTGGTTTTCATGCAGCTAATGGCCTCTCTACAGAGGCGAATGAAATCCTTGATGCACATAAGAAAGAACTCTACGGTAAGCAGCGTCCGCTGTCACCAGCTAACATTCGTGAAGAATGTGGTGACAACTTCTTCTACTTCTATCTACTAATGAGTGCTTACGGACTCACACTGCGTGATATCATTGCTGATAATGTTAGCAAGCTAGCTAATAGATACATTGAGAAGTTCGATGTATAAATGTATCAGTAACTTTACAATCACCATTGGTGCTATCGTTGTAGCATATGCTGTGCTGTTGCTCTGCATCATGTGGTAGGTAAGGAGGAAACGTCCATGATACAAGCTAATTGCTTCTTCTGTTCAGATCGTACAACGATCGAACGGTTCGGTAAACTGTATGCAGTACAGTGTGTTAATGCTAGCTGCGGTGCGATAGGACCACTACGTGATCGTAGATGTGATGCTGTTGAAGCATGGAATGGTGTAGCTGCTAGGCTAGATATGCCTGCGCCATCTACACCAATGTGGTTCATTCGATCCACTGCCATTGACTTAGCATCACATTGATGCTATACTCTAGTTATAATCAGGAGTGAACATGAAGTGGCAGTCGTCCCTATGACTATTGGAACAACAGTCAAGCCTAAGTCATTAGGCGGTAAGCGTAATAACATAGAGTGGTCTATCGCATATGACATGGCTAATAAGCAATGGCATTGGCGTGTAACGATCATACTTGAGCCTCAAGTATTTGAAGGGGATGCTGCTACGCTTAATGAAGCGAAGGAGCAGGTACGCATGTGTATACCTAAGCATAAGCTATGATCCATGCTGATGACAGTGCTATGTCACGTAAGTTATTCATTGAAATGTTACCTGACGATCAGGCTGCATTCTTGAATGGCATACGTGAGCGTAGACTCACGTCAGTGAAGAAGCATGAAGAACTGATGGCTAAGAAGCAATCAGTTAAAGATGAACGCACACGTGCTCTCATTGAGAAGGAAGGTGCGATGATGGAAAAGGAGTTAGATAAGCTAGAGGCAGCTATCGACAAGGTAGAGAAGCGAGCAGCACGTCTTGCTGCGTTACAGCTAATGGTGGATGCAGAGACATGAGCATTGTTACCAAGATGGAAGATGTGCCTGAGGATGTAATGCAAGAACTGCTACAGTCTGCTGAGCAGGCTGAGGCTTTGTATCAGAGCTTCGTTAAGAAGGTTGTATCTACAGAAGGTAATGCTATCGAAGATGCAAGCATTGAACTGTTTGTAGCCATGCACGCTACGCTGCCTACGGATGCTGACGAAGCTGCATCACAATTCCTAGCTGCTGCTCGGCTTAACTGCTTGCTTATCGCACAATTGCGTCTGCATTTAGATAAGGTAGGCACACCTGTATCCTTCGATGCGTGTAATCTATTCATGCAGAAGCTGACTATGACAGTGCAGAAAGCAACGATCGGAGAGGAACACAATAGTGTCCATTAGATCACGTGATATCGTTCTACTCGAACGTGAGTTAACAGGACAGATACATCCTGCTCTGTTGAAGATGCTCATTCGCATTGCTGAGGATCACAATACGATGAAGCAGAACATTATGACACTGGCATCACTGCTAGATCGCATGGCTGATAATCAATCACATACTGTGATGGCTACTCGGCAGTTACAAGAGGCTCTGCCTCTGCATAAGCGTGCTAAGGAATTAGCTATCCGTGTAGGTAGTGATCCTACTCTGACAGGAGAAGGCGATGAGTGACACAGGCCGTGATAAGAAGCATGAATACGCTGTTCTATATCTGGGTACTCCAAAGGAGCCACAGCGTAAGTTTCAGCGTGGTATCCCTGATGAGCTACAGGTAGCACGTGATGTGCCTAAGACGCCTAAGCAGGCGACAGGATACTTATCACTGCGACAGGCGAAGGATGGAGCCTACGCAGTTAACGTAGTTGGCAACGTGTTGTCAACAAACTATCGCATTGCTAGTCTCAATGAACTACTCACCTTCGTAGGTGATTGGGCATCTGGACAATACAATGAAGTAAAGGAGTGAACATGCGCCCATGGCAGAAGATCACTCTCGCTCGTGCAACAGCGGATGATCTAGCTAGGCTAGATACATTCGACTACACTAAGTTAAGTGCCATTAACACATGCCCTACATGGGGCATCATTCGATACCATAACCACATGGCTATGCCAGGAGCAGGCCGTGCTATGGCACTAGAAGCAGGCAGTGCTATGCACGAATGCTTCTCTGTCGTACGACTGATCCAGCTTGGTCATATCCAAGGACAGTGTATGCGAGCACACATGCACTTCCATGGTATCCGTCTGTTCGGTGAGCAGCGATGGGCTACCATCATCTCTGGATGGAATGACTTAGACCTAAGCATATCTATGCGTAACGCAGCATTGGAATGCTTATCTACCGCAGGATACGTCGATGACATCTATGACAGGAGACGTACTTACACTAACCTCGAAACAGCTTTGCTATATTACGTTCAGCGATGGGACAGTAGCCGCTATCCCATTTGGATTGAAGATGTCAATGATCCTACCGCCTGGGTCGGTATCGAGATCCCTTTTGCTATCAAAGTTAGCGCATATGGATGCGTCGATGACGGTGACTATCTCATCCATGAGTTCATCTACACAGGCAGAGTCGATGGACTCCACACAGACCGTGATGGAGCTTTGATTGTACAAGAAAACAAGACTGCTAGCAGACTAGACGACGCATGGCGTATGTCATTCGAGATGTCACACCAAGTGACAGGCTACAGTGTAGCTGCCTCACTATGGTGCGGTCAGTCTGTCGAACGTGCGTTAGTCATTGGCCTTACCATTCCGTTACCACGTATGATGACAGATGGCATGGCCATTGAACAGGTTAAGCGTCCTGACTACATGAAGGCAGCATGGCTTAAGTGGCTAGAGTACACTATTGGTGTCATGCTACCACACGTAGACGATCCTATCAATGCGCCTAAGCATACACATTCATGTAACAGGTACTTCCGTCCTTGTGCATTCATCCCACTGTGTGCGTCTGATCCAGAGGAACAGAAGCTAATCTTCAGTGAGATGGTTAAGGAAGAATGGTCCCCACTAGTGGAGAAGGCAGGTGACTGAATATGCAAATCGAATAGCTGCGCTTGAACTTGTAGTTCATATTCTAGCCACAACACTGACGGAGGAACAACTTGTTGATGCAATCGGTGCGATTGTATTGTATGCGCCAATGACGCAACGTGATGCTGCCATTAAATTGCTTAAAGGATAGTCTATGCAACTAGGTAATGTAACTATCCAAACCTCTGCCGATCGGCAGGAACTGTTAACCATGTTACTATGGGGCAAGCCTGCATGTGGTAAGACGATCCTCGCATCTACCGCACCCGGTAAGAAGCTATGGCTACAGTTTGATCCTGCTGGGACAGCATCACTGCGTCGCAGTGATGATATCTTAGTAGCAGACTTCGCTGCGTATAAGCCTGCACAGTTAGAGAACTTCAAACAAGGAGGTATCATTGAGAAGGACTTGCTAAAGCTCATTGCTGAGCAGTCAATCAATACCATTGTCATTGATAGCCTGACCTCGTTCGGTCAGTTGTCACTGTACTATGGCATTAGTACAGGTAAGGCTAACCGTGGGCAGTTCCGTGCTTCAATCGAAGCACCAGGACAGACTGGGTATGGTATCCGATCTGCGATGGTACTAGACTTCTGTGCCATGGTACTCCGTGTAGCTGCTGACACTAAATGCCACTGCATCTTTATCGCACACGATAGAGAGTCAATGGACGACGACGGTAAGCTAAGTGAGATCACACTCTCACTCGGTGGGCAGGGTGCAACCGTACTACCTGCTAAGATAAGTGAGATGTGGCACATCGAGGACACTGGTAAGCAGAGACTGATCTACGTACGTAATCATGGGATTAAGCGTCCTATGCGAACACGTATGTTCTCTGTACCTGATGGTGTAACTAAGTTCGTATGTCAATACGATCAGGATAAAGGCACAGGTGCTGGCATTGAACAATGGTACAGTGCTTGGCAAGCTGCTGGCTTCAACCGCGTGCCGTTGCCTGTCTAACACCATATCTAGTGGCTAACACCACTAGCTCCGTACCATATGTATGGCTTGACATAAGGTACGTGATCGTTTATACAAGCCTTGTTGCAACAAGAGAGTAGTACAGCATGAGTGAACTTGGTTCCGTTTACGAATACACGCAGGATATCAGCCAAGCTGAGGCACCGCCTCCGCTCCCCGTTGGTGAGTATCGTGCATCAGTGCGTAGCATTGAAGCTGCTAACTCTAAGTCGAGTGGCAAGCCAATGATGGTGATTACATACAGCATCAGCCCGGACCAGTATCCGGCTGACTACACCGAAGGCAATGCTGACGGTGAGACGCTGATGTTCTATCAGCCTCTCGAAGATACGCCGCGTAATCGCTTCCGTCTGCGTAAGTTCTGTGAGATGCACGGCGTTGCTGCCTCGCGTCGCATTAACCTGCCTGACTTCATCGGACAGGATGTTATCCTGAACGTGTCCCATGAGGACTATCAGGGAATGCCACAGGCTCGGGGCACTCCGGTTCGAGGGGCTTAACATAAGTTAGGGCACATTTCTCATTGACAATGTGCCCTAGCCTTGCTACACACAATTCCATGAGGCGAAGACCTCACCCACTACAGCATGAAGGTATGACATACGATGGCTCGCACTCCCAAGGTTACTGACGGTTCGGCTCCGAAGCAGGTTCGGCAGCAGGGTCCGCGCACCCTGTTCCTGGTCCTCAAGCCCGGCACTGATGTTGCTTCTGTCCGTGCGTCGATTGACGCCGTGACCTTCAACGGTCGCAAGATGCTGGACATGATCTCTGGCTCTAATGAACCGGCGCCGTTCCTGACGTACAAGATCGTCGCTGACAAGCGTGGTCAGCCGGCTGATGATCTGGTCGATGGCACCTTTGCCAGCACTGCCGAGTAACCGCCTACGCGGCGTGGATACGTGGTATCCCGCAGCGGCCTGAGTAGCGAAGGCACGCCGCCTAGAACCCCGCCAGTGTCCCCTACTGGCGGGGTTTCTTAGCTACAGAAGGTATACACTATGTCAACGATAGTATTCGATCGTGAGAACGCTACGGTAACACTACCGTATCCTGTCCCATTGGAAATGCGTAGAGGCGTACGTAGCCTTAACGCAGAGGGATCACCGATTGTATCGCGTATGCACAATGATGATGTATCACTGATAGATGCAGAGGCTGCTGCATTAGGCATCACACGTGCTGCGTTTATACGATGGTTCGCTGTACTAGCAGCACAGGAGTTGCGTTATGCACGAACAAAGGAGAGGATAGATATCACTCCATGAGTGGAAGCATTACACTCGAACAGTTAGACGATAAACAGCGTCTAGCTGTAGAACGTGGCTTGGATGTATCCAAGCGTATCGTTGCCGTGGCAGGCCCTGCTGGGTCTGGTAAGACTACAATCATGCGCATGATCTACAATGGCCTCACTGACGCAGGCTACACTGTTAAGTTAGCTGCGCCTACAGGCAAGGCTGCTAAGCGTATCCGTGAGGCTACTGGCTTACCAGCTATGACTATGCACATGCTGCTAGAATACACTCGTCCATTGGAGATTGACGAGAAGACAGGTAAGCCGTTCGGTGACACGTTCCCACGTAAGACTAAGGCTGATCCACTCGACTGCGATGTAGTCATCTGTGATGAATACATGATGGTGCCGCATGACCTGCATCGCAACATCATTGATGCGTTACAAGCTGGTGCCAGGCTTATCACACTCGGTGATGTATCGCAGCTACCGCCTATTGAGAATAGTTCAGCACTAGCTGCTAAGGATGCACCATTCAAGGTACTCCTTGATAAGTTCGATGGCATCTTCTTAGATAAAGTACATCGCACTGCTGAGGACAGCGGTATTCTTGCCTGTGCACAACGCATCCTTGGTGGAGCAGCGCCGCAGCGTAACAAGGACTTCGACCTTATCATCACTGATAAGCCTGTCGATGCAGTCATCGAACAGCTAGACAAAGCTGATTACACATCACTGCGTAATCAGATCATTACCCCTGCTAACAAGTCATGGATTGGTACATCCAAGCTGAATGCTGTAGTACAGACTATGCTAGTCAATGCTGATCGTCCTACGATTAACTTACCACGTAATAAGTGGGATGCTGCTAACACCGTACGCGTAGGTGTAGGTGATAAGATCATCATGACTAAGAACTGGTACGACCTAGATTGCGAGGATGGCAGTAAGGGAGTATTCAATGGTGAAACAGGTGTTGTTATTGAGATCAGTGAAGTAGACGAGGTAGTCGTAGACTTCGAGGATCGTATCTGCCGTATCCCACCAGCTATCCAGCTTGTGTTTAACAACAAGGTTAGTGTGGGATATCCACAGAGAGATATTCACTTAGCATACGTTGTAACAACGCATAAGGCACAGGGCAGTGAGTACGAGAACGTACTCTACGTACTGAACAAATCAGTGCTGATGATGCTAAACAGAAAGAATATGTATACTGCGATCACTCGTGCTCGTAGTCATGCTACTCTGATTACAGACATGTCATCACTGAGTATGTCTGTTACCACACGTGAACCGAAGGTGTTTAGTAAATGAAGATTATTGATCTACCAATTCTGCCAGGGAATGTGGAGCCGCACAGTGTGGCGACTTTAGATCAATGCACTCAACGTGTTAAATCTAACCAAGATGAGTGGCATGAGTGGCAAGTAGTCCTCTATACTGATAACGCATATCGTGTATGTACTGCGATCTACACTAAGTTTAAGAGGTTCTAATGCAAAAGCGTATCATCCTATTCAATGGCCCACCACGTAGCGGTAAGGATACCGCAGCACGGTTCGTGTATAGCGACAATCCATTCATTCACTGGTTCCGCTTCTCACAGCCTCTCAAAGACATGGTCTCTGCTATGTTCACATTGAACAGCACAGATGCTAAGGTCATTGAAGAACACAAAGATAATAAGCTACCGCTGTTATTCGATAACACATTCCGTGAGCTACAGATATGGCTTAGTGAAGAATGTATGAAGCATCGCTTCGGTAAGGACATCTTTGGTAGACTAGCACGTCGTCGTGTGGAGAATAGCTTAGCTAAGCTATTCATTAACAGTGATTGTGGCTTCGTAGAGGAAGCTATTCCACTACTGGACCTTGTTGGTCCTAAGAATATGCTAATCGTACAGATACACCGTGAAGGCTACGACTTCTCAAAGGATAGCCGCAGCTATATCACACTCCCTGGTGTACAAACTGTTAAGTTAGTTAACCAAGGTAAGCTCCGTGATTACGAGTACAATGTGCAGGCGGTAGTAAAAGAATGGTTGGCAGCACAGGTGAGTTAGTCCGTAAGTTTGCTGAGCGTGCTACAGCAGCAGGATTAACATACGACTGCCTAGGCGATGGCAACTTCAATAGTGAAGTTGTCATCGTATCTGAGGCACCAGGACCACGTGAGACGCAGCTTAGGCTCCCCCTTGTAGGGGGGAGTGGGCAGTTCCTGTGGAATGTGTTATCTAAGTTCGGTCTACGCAGACAGCATTGCTACATCACTAACGTAGTGAAGAAGCAGCTAGTCGATGGACCTAAAGGTAAGGAGGGAGTATCGAAGAATGAGTTCAGTCATTGGAAAGCGCTGCTAGATTGGGAGTTGGAACAACTACCTAATGTTAAGTACGTACTCGTACTAGGTGGCATGGCACTGGAAGCGTTAGTCGGTGACACTGGCATTGAGAAATGGCGTGGCTCTGTCGTCAATGATGGTAAGCGCAGCTACATCATCACATACAATCCTGCATTGATGATGCGTAAGCCTAACTTAGAACCTATCTTCTACTTAGATATCTCTAAGTTAGACACAGTAATGCGTGGTCAGTGGACTGACTATAAGATCGAACACCTGTTCGATCCTTCACCACGTGAAGCCATGCAGTGGTGCGATCGTATGATCCAAGAGGCTAAGCCTATCAGCTTAGACATTGAGACTACCGCAGGTGAGACTGCGTGTATAGGGATGGCAAATGATGCTCACATTGGAATGTGTATTAACTTCAGATCACGTACTGACAATCGTTGGACGCTTTCTGAAGAACGTGAGGTTCGAAGAAGTATACAAAGGGTACTCCGTCACGCGAGTACACGGATTGTTGCGCAGAATGGTGGCTTTGACTGCGGATGGCTTTGGTATAAGGATCGGATACGGACGAAGTCCTTATGGCTGGATACGCTACTTGCACATCACACACTCCACCCAACTTGGCCACATAACCTTGCTTTTCTCACAGCACAATACACTCAGCATCCTTACTACAAGGACGATATACATGAATGGCGTGAGGGAGGTGATATTTCCACCTTCTGGATGTACAACGTCAAAGACTGCTGCATCACCTGGGAGGTAGCTCGTAGGCTAGAGGCTGAGTTAAAACAACAACAGATGTGGGACTTCTTCATTAACCATGTAATGAAGCTACAGCCTCATCTAATCACTGCTACAGTGCTAGGCAATGACGTAGACTTAGCTATGCGTGAGCAGCTTAACCATGACTATGGACTAGAAGTAGATCGTCTAGCTGCTGAGTTCAAGCAGGCTGCACGTGTAGCAGCTAATGATCCGTCTATAGACGTTAACCCTAACTCACCTAAGCAGCTAGCGCAGTTGTTGTTTCAAACACTACGTCTCACAGGTAAGTCTGCATCGACTGATGAAGCTAACCGTAACTCAATGATTGAGAACCCTCGTACGTCAGAGGAAGCACGGCAGATGCTGATACTACTTAACAAGTACAAGGAGCAGCATAAACTGTTCAGTACTTACATCACTGCTGCGGTAGACGAGGACGGACGTATGCGTAGTGACTACAAGCAGTACGGTACACAGTTCGTACCTGGACGGTTATCATCTAGTCAGACACTATGGGGCAGTGGTATGAACCTACAGAACCAACCGGAACGGTTACGTGGCATGTTCATTGCACCAAAGATACTCATACCTAAGGGAGTGTGATATGTGGTCCAATAACTGGAAACTTGAAGACTACGCTAAGCATTACGTTGATGTATTATCTAAGCCTCCCAATGCTTGGGGACAACATATTAGTCCAATCTTTGGCAGCACAGATATTCTACTTAACAAGATGTACCGAGAATTTGGTAAAGCACCAACTACCGACGCCATCATGGCAGCATTTCGTGCTCGTTATCCTACTAGCGGTGTGATGGAAAAATATGGCACACATTCGTCGAATGCATGAAGAACAACTACACTTTGTATACTTCGATGGTGCGCAAGCAGAAGCACGTATTGTAGCATACGAAGCTGACATTCCTAAATGGAAGGAGCAATTTGAGAATGCAAGACTTAACCCAGGGTCCTACGACGCGCACATTGCGCTTGCTTCTGAGATGTTCAACGTACCCTACGATAGTGTGCCGACTTACGATTACGAAGGAGATGGAAAACTCACACTACGGGGCATTAGCAAGCGTTGTCGTCACGGACTTAATTACCGGATGCAGGCAGCAAGGCTGGCCGGAGTCACTGGTATGTCACTTACTGAAGCTAATATCGCCTTTGATCTCTATCACCGCACAACTCCTGAACTCAGAAGGTGGTGGAATGACATTATCAATGAGGTTCAATCAACCAGAGTCCTCTATACATGCCTCGGTAGACGTATGGAGTTTCTCGGATCACGCATCGACGACACCTTGATCGACAGCATCATTGCATTCAAGCCGCAGTCTACACTCGGTGACTTCGTATGCGGTGTGCAGTGGAAAGTGCAGGAGGATGACGAGTGGCCACTCTATGCTAGAGTACCATTTAACAATCATGACTCATTGACTGCAATGTGTCGTGGTAAGGATGTACAACTAGTAGCTAAGCTACTACGTAAGTACGCAGAAGCACCATTGATAATCAAGGGTGAGCAGTTAATCATACCTGCTGACTTCAAAGAGTCATTCGCAGATGAACAAGGCATGCACCGATGGAGCAATCTGAAGAAGTTGAAGATGTAGTCACTAACTTCGTGTCTAACATGCATTACATCACATGGAAGCCTAGACAATTGTCTAAGCATCTAGGAGATGCGGACTATCAAGGACCACGAGAATGGTTGTACAGTGAAGTGCGTGCTCCATTAGATGTAGCACAGATAGTCCATGACTTCGCACACTTCATTGCTAAGCATCCACTGCCATGGATACCACATGTTCATAGATCAGGTCGTGTTAATAGAGAGGAAGTAGTAGCACATGGTAAGCTACTCCATGACTACATGGACATTATACAACTAACACCGAAACAGTTAGCTCACCATTGTCGATGCTCTCGACACGCGGTGCGTGAATGGTGGCATGGACGTAGTAGTACGCCTGATTATCTAGTAACAGCACTGTACCCTTGGGTACAATGGATACAGAGTCATCCATTCCCACAGTATAGGAAAGGGCCACATGGTGGTGCAAGATATCGACACACAAATAGAGCAACAGGATGTACCAGAGTACTACCTTAGTGTAGGATATATGTCATGTGACGTAGAAGGACGATCAGATAATCTACTAGAAGATTACGCTACGCTGCATCAAGCATCACTCTTTGTTAATCATCATCCTATCTTACGACGTACATCCAAGGGTGTATGGCTAAGTAAGAACTTCTACAAAGTAGAAGAAGAGTTTTTCGTTCTATATAAAGCACGTAAGCGTAAAGCGTATCCTACGCTGGTACAAGCTATCGAGTCATTCAAGAAACGTAAGCATCATCAGCAATGGCACATGCGCATCCGTCTAGAACGGATAGACTATTGTATAGATAAGATCACTAACGATTACGATGCGGTACACGCAGAGCTAAAGGCACAACTTCATGTTCCGCGAAGCAATCAAGGATGACACCTTCTTAGCTAAGTACATGGATTACATGGACCCACTAGAGACACCACTAGCATATGACTTCTGGTGCGGTCTATGGCTAATCAGTAGTGCTGTGAGCCGTACTATGCAAGTAGCACGGCCACACGCTCCTGTGTTCATGAACCTGTATGCAGTACTCTGTGCTGACGCAGGTACTACTCGTAAGAGTAGTGCTATCCGTAGATGCGAAGCTGTCTATCGTGCAGCAGGGCTGCATAACAATGCTACATTGATCACTGGATCATGTAGCCCAGAGGCTATCACGCAAGAGTTAGTAACGCGTACAGAGGCAGGACAGCCTGCCTCTGCTAACATCATGGTTAGTGAGTTAGTTACATTCCTAGGACGTGAACAGTATACCATGGGTATGCCAGGATTGCTTACTGATCTATACGACTGTCCTGATTACCGAGATGGTAAACGTGTTAACGATGCTGAACAGCATATACGTAACGTATTCGTCTCCTTCCTATCAGCTAGTACACCTAGCTGGCTAGTGCGTGCTATTAACCCCGATGTAATCGAAGGAGGCTTCACTTCACGATGCTTGTTCATCATTGAAGAACGGCGTAAGCGTATCGTAGCATGGCCTGATGAAGGCAGTAATGCTGGCCTGATCCCAGGCTGCGTAGACTCACTACATCAGATCATGTCTGATGCTGTACGGTACAGTAACCGAGGCGTTACTCTAACAGAGAATGCTAAGACAGCATTCATTAACTGGTACGAGTTACGTAAGAACGAAGCACATGATCCATTCACTACCTCATTCGAGGCACGTGAGGATCATCACATCCTACGACTAGCAGGACTGTTAGCTTGTAATGATAGATCATTCGTCATTGACGTATTCCATATACGCCATGCGATTAGAATAATCACGCATCACAAGCATACTGCTATGGACCTATTCGGTATGGGTAAGGAGGCGTATAAGCTAGTCAATGGTATTGACAAGCTACGCCTTTTACTGTCTAATGCAGGTGAGCTAGGGATCAGTCAACAGGACCTTAGTTACAAACTACGTAACACTCTACGGAGTAGAGAGTTAGAATACGCTCTAGTCATCATGCATGAACTGGAGATGGTATCTAGATACGAGGTGCGTACGCAAGGTAGACCAAAGACTATCTGGCGTGGTACGACTAAGTTGTTAGTACGTTCGCTACAACAGTTGTTGTTAGAAAGGATGAAAGAGTAAATGACTACCATCACGCACGGCCCAGATGGGCAGACGCGATTTGACGGGATGACGGTGGGGGAGTTGATCGCTCACCTCACGAACCAATCCGCGCATTTGATGCGCGTTGATCTGGGCGCATTTACCGTTGACCTCGACCGAGCCGCCGCCGCCCTCCGCCACCTGTCCGAGTGGCAGCCGATCGAGACGGCGCCGAGGGATGGGACGGAGGTTGACCTATGGAAGGGGAAGCACAGGCTCCCGAACTGCCATTTCCATTGCGGTGAATGGCTATGGTGGAACACGACCAGCGTCGATGACGAGCCGTCATGGCTCAAGGTCAAAGACCCCACCCACTGGCGCCCCCTCCCACCCGGCCCCGGAGCCGCGCCATGACCCCCGCCGACCTATCCCGCCTCGAAACCCTCGCGCGGGAGGCGACGCCGGGGCCTTGGTTCCATCGGCAACCATTCATGAAGTCAAAGGTTGGTGAATGGGATTGGTATGATTGGGTCAGCAATAAGCCAGAGAATACCCCAGGATTTGTGCATGTCGTTTCGCGTGGCAACAAGCCTAAGGATTACGCCTACATCGCCGCCGCGAACCCCGCCGCCGTGCTGGCGTTGATCGCGCGGGTGCGTGAATTAGAAGCTAAGGCGCAGGACAATGACTAAATCACCGCCTAACTTCATTCGTATGAAGTGTGTTATCCATCGCTGTACGCCACGTGCAGTGTTAATGCAGATGGAGGATGGTAACACTTATTGGGTACCACGCAGTGTTACACTCGACGGTGCTGATATCTGCGTAGATGACGAAGATATCAGCATCGAAGATTGGTGGTTGAAACGTAATGATATAGATTACTAATGGAGTAAGCAGTTATGTATCCAAACACAGAGCATCTAATGTCCCTTCTTGTAATCTGTGCATCGCTAATTGCAGCTGTAGCTTTGGGAGTCGGTATCTTTATAGGATGGCTACTGTAACTACTGAAGCGGAGCAAACTGATCTAGACCCTTCAAAGGGTCTAGGTCTTGCAGCCTCACTGCCCTACCAGTCTTAGCCTGTAACTGCTTCTCCATTGCATCTATGTGATGATAGATGCTAGCATTGATACTACGTATGTTAGTTACATGCTCATTCGTCGTCTGACGTAACAGCTTCGGATTACTCCGTAGCTGCGGACTGCTCATTGCATCACGTAGTTCATCACTCTGCATCTTACGCATTGTACGGAAGTCATCTAACTTATTGTATAAGTCCTTAAACGCACCTAGCGTTTCTACGATATCAGGAGGTACTTCCTCCTTGCCTGCTCCATACGGACTAGGCCGTGCTGTAGACATATTACCAATAGTCCCAGCACCTGCGATGTTGCTAAAGTCTTTGCTGATAGCTTGCAGCTTCTGCTCAGACTTACGCACTTCCTCTCCCACCATGTCATTGACACGTAGGCGACGCTCACCGCTGGACAGGAATGGCACAATACGTGCTGATCCACCAGTGGTAGCAGTCAGAGAGTACTGCTCAGCAGCAGCATTCAATGCTGCGGTATGTCCTTTGATATTCGCAGTGTAGCCGTATGTGCGTGCTAACTCTGTAAACGTCTGTCCTCCTAGGCCAACCATTGTTTCTAGTACAGCAGCAGCGTATTTGTTCATTGGATCATTGTTCAATGAAGTCTGTGCGTAGCCAGGAGCATCTTGTATCTTCGACATGCGGTTACCTGAACCAAAGCTCAATGCGTTACGCATGTCAGTATCAGCGAGTGTCTGTCCGCCTAAGCGGATCAGTGAAGGCGTAGATAAGTCAGCACCTGCTGTGCCAATGCCAGCACGGATACGTTCCCACGTACCATCTGATACAAGAGTCTCAATGCTATTACGCAGTGGTGCATACTGTTCAGTAAAGAACGCAGGGTTAGTTACATCGAATGCTTCGATCATGCCACCAAGGATGGCTGCGAAGAATGGAGACAACGCTCCATCAATAGGAATGCGTATAGACGCTTCTGGGTCATCACTACCGTAATAGATACGGAAGGAGCGTGCTGCGTCGCTAGCGTCACGTGTGAGCATGTGTGCTACAGCATTAGGCTCTCTGCCTTCTGCGAGCGCATCCTCGTCAGAGGATATAGCAGAGTGTAACATGATCAATGATAACATTGATCCCAATGTACCCATGCGCATAGCCGTAGGCAACGGCTCACGTTGATACGACTTAAACACCTGATGTGCAGCTTGCATCGCAATGTTCTGATACGTCAGCATTGACGTAGCAGCTTGTACTCCACGGTATCCACCGTACTGCGCAGGATCACCTACGATGGTACGTGATAAGCCAAGGAGTTCTCTCTCCTTACCACGCATATGCGGTGCATTAGCTCTGTATAGAGCACTCTGTGGTGAGTTAGAGATTAAATCTAATGCTCTACTAAAGAAGTGCCATGCCTTTCTAGCCTTCGGCGGTGTCAGACGATTGCTTGTCTTAGCCATCCATTCATCGAACTGTGCCTTTGTACGTACATCAGTAATCGACGCAGCATTGCCTCCATACGGCATAGACTGTGCGTACTCTGGAGACATATTAGCAATGTTCGTATGCGTCGGACGACTGTCCGCAGCATAGGATATGCCTTGGCTAAGCACACCTTCACGGCGTAGATACGCAGTCAGTGATTGTTCATACTGACGCGTCATCGCATTAGCAATGTCAGTAGCACGTTGTGGACCAAGTAGCTTAGCTATATAGCCTCCTGTGCTAACAGAGCGTGAGAACGTCTGTGCCAGTGCATCAGCAGCATGTGCTGATAGATCACGTACAGCAGCGTCAATAAGCTGCATAGCAAAGGTAGGATCAGTGATGCCTAGCTGTCGAATGTTAACCTTACCACCTGTGATACGACGGATCGCAGCATCAATGTATCCTACACGCATCTTCGATGGAGCAGTAACTGCTGCTGTAGCAGCACTGGTTACTAGACTAGTGAATGCTTGAATGTTACCTAACAGTGCGCCTACTGGGCCAGTAGTACCATACTGTTCCATGATGCGTAGCCCATTGAAGATGGGTACAGTAGTCCGTGGATACGGCATAGCAGCTGCAGCTAAGCCTTCGTCTAACTCGATCTGTAGTTGTGAGCCTTTATCCTTAAACTTGATACCAACGTATCCAGGTGCAGGCTGCGCTGATGCTGGTAGGATACGTCCTACGCCAGCAATGTCATGCCCACGAGGCACGTATTTGCCTACAGTAGGGTCTAGCATATTCGATGCAGTAGCTTTAGCAAAGTCACGCAATGCTTCATTACGATGAATGAAGTCTAACGTCTGTCGAATACCATCCTCCATTGCTAATGCAGGGTCCTGCATACGCAATGGTCCTGCTTCTTCACCACGGGTACGTGCTGCTAACGGAGAGTTACTCTCAATGCCGCTAGACAGCGGCATACCTGCTCCCTTGTTACGCTGAATAGTCATATCAGCGATGACACGGTGCATGTAGTTAGGACCCATAGCACGCATGGCTGCTGCTTCTTCAGCACTGAACGTACCACGTGCTACGCCAAAGTCTAACACTTTGTTATTGATATCACGGTAGCCCTGCTCTAGCGCAGCAATCACTGGATCACTGCGTCCAGCTACGATATCACGCTTTAGCTCAGCGAATGATTTATCATATAGAGCTACACGCTCTGGCTCTCCCTTGTCCACCTTACCACGTACGATGTTCTCCTGACGAACATCATGTTCATCAGCCGCAGCCATAAGGTTACGCCATTTCAGCTTCGTAGCTTCGTCTAACAACCCTGCTTCATTAAACAATGCACGTGGTGATACACTCACTCTGTGCATGTCATCTAAGATGCCATGGTTCATGAACTCTGACGTACGATCATTGTTCACTGCTTCACGTAAGTTAATGTAGTTAGCATTGATGATGCCATCACCCTGTTCAGGTGTGATGTTACCAGCCTTTACTGCATCCTTTGTACGATACGCAAGTGTCTCTAAGTTGTTAAAGATGCCTGCTTCTAAGCCTTCACCTAGTCCAGTGCTGGACTGAATAGTATTCGGTGTCCCTGGCTGTACATTGCCGCCTACGTTAGCTACGTCAGCAGCAGCACCTTTACGTGCTCCGCTACGTGCAGCAGCAATGACAGCAGCACCGCCACCAGCGAGCAATGCCCATGGTAGTTGATCTACGATGAATCGTGCGTAAGGATTACCTTCTGGTTGAGCATCGAGTAGCGTAGTGAATGGATCATCTGTAGCAGCAATCTGTGCTCCTGGCACAGTAATATGAGGCGCAGCATCTATATCAGGTGTAACAGCACGATCAGGCCGTGGTACAGGCTGTTGCGGTGGATACGCTTGATCTACAAGTTCCTCTACGCCAGCACCAATGCCTACACCAGTAGCAGCATTGAGTGCTACGTTACCTTTGGTAAAAGGAGCAGAGCCAGGGAGTACTAACTCCGCAGCACGCGATGCACCTTGTACAGCAGCCTTGCCGATGCCAGGAGCCATCTTAGCTCCTGCACCTACGATGCCTAATCCTGGAACAGGGATTAACGCCTGCGCACCTAGCTGTACAGCAGCACGTAGTGGCTCTTGGTCGAAGCGTGCTTCTGGTGAGATATTCTCATTCAACCATTCGTTAGCACCCTGTCCCCATTGTCCAATGGAGTCAGCACCGACTGCGCCTAGTAGGCGTGCTACGTCAGCAGGCACAGACGCTACGCTACGTACAGCATCACGCGCTAACTGTGGTACGCCTAACGCTTCTAAACCTTTCTTAGGCTTAGCCTGTGTAGACAGTATTGCTGCGAATGGATCATCATTCTCATTGAGAATACTCTCGAATGGATTATCGCTCACTTAGCTAAATCCTCTGGTGTAATACCATACTGCGCAGCCATGCCAAGCATCTTGGTACGCTGCTCAGGAGTAGCTTTAGGCAAGGCAGCCTTAAGTTGAGATAAGCGTAGATCACGTTCACTAGATTGCGGAGCGGCAGCTTGTGGCGCGGCCGTAGGCTGCACGAGACCCTCGCTAGTTGGCGCAGGCTTACCACTGCTACGCTGACGTGAGTATAAACCCTCTGCATCGGCAGCAGCTTTCTCTCGAATAGCCTGCGCACGTTGTGCATAGATAGCTGACTGTGCTTTATTAAGTAATGCTGCATCATTAGCTAGTTTATCATAGCCTAATGCCTGTCTCTCACCAGAGTCGAGAATACGTAACGCACGCTGCTCTGTCTGCGATGCCGCAGACTGATCTAGTCTACGATCTTCACGCTCAAGCTGTGCCTGCTGGTATGCAGTAATGCCTTTATCACCTGATCCTACAGGCTCACGACGTGCTCGGTCAGTCAGTGCTAATTTATAGTTAAGATCAGCCTTATCTCCGGCTAGCTTTGTAGCTTGCATTTCAGGCACTTGCTGTACTAAGCTATATGCCATATCCTGCATGTCAGGAGCTAACACTTCCCGCCCTGGCTGAAACATAGCAGCCGTCTCAGGCGAGCGTGATAACGCACTAGCTAGACTGTATTCAGCCTGCTTATTACCTAATGCGATGTTAGCATCAGCCTGACGTGTAGCCTCACGCTGTCTAGCAGCATCATCTACTTGTGCATTGTAAATGAACCCTCCGATGCGATCCGCATTAGGCCCATTGATGAGGCTGTATAGTGTATTCAGTGAAGATGCGTTAGCCATCTTAGGTGCCTCCTACGTGGCGACCGTCAGCACTTACGTATGACGCAGGAGAAGTGTAGCTACGACTACCACTATCTCCGAATAGGTTACGTAGCCAAGCATTCTCACTAGCAGACTTTACACCGCCCTGTAGAGCATTAGCTAGATTACTGATATCTAAGCCACTGCTACCACCAGATTTAACCTCTGGCGCTACAAGGCCACGGCCTACCCCCTGCATCCCCATCGTGCCTGCATAGCTACGATTAGCTAGCAGCGAGGACAAGTTATTGTCAATGTCAGTCATTGCTGACTGCTGTCCAATAGGTGTAGTAGCGCGTCCTGCTAGTACATTGTATCTATTCAGTGAGTTACCTTCACGCCCAGTACGGCGTGCTTCAAACTCTGGATTAGAGTCAGCCTCTGCCTCTGTGATAGCAGTACGTAAGTCCGGCGCTGCCGTACGACTCATCTCACGGATAGCATCCGCACCACCTGCTCCTTGTAGTGAGCGTATGCCAATCGTAGATGCTGCATTCAGTCTACCTGAGTTAGCTCTAGCAGCATTGCGAGCAATCAGCTTACCACGGATATCATCTAGTGTCTGCCGACCTACGCCTGCGTCTGTACGCTGTACATCTGCGTCTGCTCCTTCACGTAGCTGCCGATCGAACTGATTGCCACGCTGCATACGCTGCTGTATGGCATCACGTGTGAGACGCTGACGTTCTTCACCATCACTAGCACTGATGATGCCACGGGTAACTTCAGTCGGACGACTAATCCAGCCTACGCCTGGGACGTACTCTGTAACATCACCACGTGCATCACGTGTACCAGCACGCGCCATCTCTTGCTGCTGAGCAGCAATCTGCCGTTGCAGATAGTAGTTACGGAATGCGATGTCATTCTGTGCTGCTAGGGCCGCACGATTATTATTAGCACCAAATAGACCAGCGATGCCGCTGCCTAATGCACCGACCGCGCCGATGCCTGCTGTAATCGCATCAAGCATTAGAATGTTCCCTGCCCACCTAGACCACGTTGTGCATCTTGCTTCTCTTTACGCTGTGCTAGAATAGCAGGCTGCTCTAGCCGTGGGTTAGTGGCACCCTGCGTAATACCGCCCTGCGTAATGATATCACCGATATCGAAGAAGTTAGTTCCACTCAACGCACCGCGTAGATCACCTTCTAGGTTAGTAGTAATATCCTTGAAGGTGTTGTCACGTTGTGTATGGTATACATTCGGATCGAATGTGCCGCCTAGTTCATACCGTCCTGCATCAGCACGTGCGGTATCACCGATACCACGGAGCTTCTCCTTGTAGCCCTGTAGTACAGAACCACCTAGCTTCTGTCCGGTAGCAGTGCCTGCCTTGAACATTTCATCTAACCGTGACAACGCACCAGCGTAGCCAGTGTCATCTAAGTTACCGCGTGCTTTAGCACGATCTAACTGTTGCTGTGCAGCAGTTCTCTGCGTGTTCAATACATCCATGATGTATGGATCATCTACTGTATCAGAGATAAGGTTATTCTCGAACCCAGGTGAGTATACCTTGTCTACATCTCTGATGTACTGACTACGCCTACCAGCCTGTTCATTCATCAATACATTATTGATGAAGTCATCTGTGTAATACGCAGCAGGGTTAGGATCACGCTGCGGCACCATGATACGCTGATCAGCTAATGCACCTTCAATGAGGCTCATGTAATCCTGTGGATTGAGTCCACGCTGCGTCAGCGTACGTTGTGCTCTGTTACGAGCACTGACCTCAGCATTACTAAGGTTCGTGCCAAACGCAGCTTCCTGCTCAGCCTTTAGCTGCGCAGCACGCTCATCCTCACGGATACGATTACGATCAGCTTCTGCCTGACGCATACGTTCCAATTCAATAGAATTATCCGGGGGAGCATTATATCCACCACCACCGCCACACATTACACAAACTCCTTACGGTACACTTCGCCCCATCGTGCGTAGCCTTTACGTTCGTACACCTTGCCAATAGGCAATGTCTCAATCGGCGCAGTCACACCTAGTGTGAGTGAATGTACGCCATTCTGTTGACACCATGTTTCAGCTGCATTCATCAATGCGAAGGCAATCCGTGGATTACGCTCTGGTACAAAGAATGCAAAATCATTAGCAGTGAGTAGTTCAGAGAAGTAGTACGGAGTGGCACCAATAGCTATTAGCCCTTGCAGCCGTAAGTCAATGCCCTCAACGCACCATCCATGGATAGCTTCCTTAGCTACTGCATACATCATCTGCCAGACGCGATCTTCGCTGAACGGTATGTGAGCATACTTACTCTCTGCGTGCATCAGCTTACCTAAGCGAATACATTCATAACCGTCTGAGAAGCGTAACGACCGGACCAGCATGGGACCTCGATCAACTTTTGTTTCTAGCCATGAAATATGGCTTAGATGCCTAAGGATTAGGCAGAAATGTAGCATAAGGGCATTGACTTAGCAATGGAAACATGGTATGTTATAACCGATTTGAAGTCCAGTCCCTACCGCGGCGCAGGCGCCGGTGTGGTGCTTCGCACATGCGATATCATTATTGCTGATGAAATCACAAACATAGCATGCGTACTACGCAGCACTAACACTATCTCACAATACCACCGAGCAGACGCTCTGCGATCTCCGGTCCTACTGCCATTACAAATGCGAGCACTACGATACCGACTATTAAATAGTCGATACGCTTCTGTAGAGCAGTATGCAATGTCTTAACATTCTCAGTGAGTTCTTTACCTCCTGATATAATGTTATTATACCGTTCACCGCAGATTGCTTCATGAGTGTCTAAACGACGTTCCATAGCACGTATCCTGTCCTCATGATTATTGTCATGCTCGGCCATTGTGTCGTCCCGTTCCATGTACGTTTATTATCTACCGATAGCTATCCAGTTAAAGTTAACTGACTGTGTTACATCTCCGTAGACGTTGAAGCCTGCTGTAGTAGGTGTAGTACCTACTACAAGTGGAATAGCTAATCCTGCAGTCAGTGCTCCTGATCCATTAGATGGAGTCAGTGAGATGGCATCAATAGATGTGCTAAAGGCAGGAGAGATAGTCACACTACCAACACCGTTGGTTGTAGTACCCGTACCACGTCTGATCTGTTGATCTAATTCATTCTGTACGAATGCAGTGTTCGCTATCTGTGTACTGTCGTCTAAGACAGATGCAGTCAACGTAGTAGGTATCCGAGCAAAGTGAAAGATACCTGACGATCTATAGATCGTAAGTGCTACTTCGATCAATGATCCTGCATCATTGTAACGTGATAGTGTGATATCACTACCTGCATTAGAACCACTCTCTGCGGTAGCATTACCAAAGTTAAGTAACCAACGTGTAGCAGCGCCTACCTTCGACCAGATCGAAGTAGACTGTCCAGAAGCAGCACGTGTAAGTGTAAAGGCTGGATTAGCCTTAGAGATGTTTACATCACCTGTGATGGTCCCACCAGCTTTGTCAAACTTACCACTAGTCAGTGATGTAGACGATGATTGCAATGCGGTGATTTCATCAGCAGCAGTCTGTAGCTGCGTACGCATACCACTCTTACTGACTGGATCAGTAGTGATGAAGTTCGGATCAATAGCACTTGTCACTGTTATCTCCTAACTGAGCCAGTAAGGTATAGTATACCTACAGCAATGATGCTGAATGCGTCAGATGCACTGCCACTGATACGGAAGCGCATACGCATGAACTTCTGTGGCCAAGCATATAACTGTTCGTTATTCGGTGGACGATGATTATACGTAGCACCATGTGGCCCACTGTCTTGTACAAAGAACATAGATAGTGATGGATCAGGGAATTGATCTATATACATATCTACTGTATATGATCCCGTACCTTCACTGAACGTAGACAAGTATTTACTTAGCTTATTATTCAATGGCTGTTTGAAGTCTGCCCATGGCATGTCCATAGAGAACGCGATAGGCGTCTCTGTATAGCCTTCTTCCCAACCTGTGCCATCATCCCATAGATCACCATCATCCCATGCCTGCTCACCAATGGTGCCTACATCAGTGTATCGAGGTTCGTATGCGTTATGGTAATAACGCACATCAGTGCCTGCGCCGTAGAAGATACGACCTTCTGTAGTCCTACAAGCTGCCCTGTACGGCATAGCATCGTACCGTGTCCAAGCACGGAACTTCTGTGACTTGTCATAGCAGTAGACGAATACGTCATTCTGCGTGGTAGCAGTTACCGTGTCAATGACAGGAATGAAGAATAGTATCTGATGCGCAATGCGATCGTGTACAGAGTACACGTATTCAGTTAATTGCGTATTACTGAACCGAGCTAATGCTTTCTGTATATCAGTGTTGATAAGTGAGCTAGCAGGCTCAGGAATGAAGTCAGTGCCAAGGGCGGTACGCTTGATGCTAATGACACCACTGGTGTCTAGCATAAGCATATCATCACCGATGACAGTAATAGCCTTATGGCTGACTGCTCCGTAGCCACTGACGATATCAGTTACATCGAACTCTACTGGAGCTGACGTAGGTAGGATGAACTGAATAGCAAGGATTGTTTCCTGATACGTCACTACGAGACGATCACGGTACGTGGCTAGGCCGGTAATTACTGGCACGCCTCTATCTACATAGATAGATGTATCCATGTTAGCACCATTGGTGCCTGTATCTGGATCGAACGATGTAACACCCTGCCCACTGACGTAGACAGTGTACGTATCCGTAGGAGTGACAGCCATCACTAGATGGCCGTCATGTGTAGTACAATACTTCGCACGTGGCGTGTTCGTATTAGTCCCTGATACAGGGTCCTGTACATACGTCATAGCATATAGCTCATCCATCGTCACTGGCTTGTCTACACCATTGCAGATAATAAGCTGACCAGCGAATTGTGTGAAGGATACGTACGTGATGGGATCAGACCAACCTGACGGTGCGCCAGGAAGGAGCGCAGCAATAGCAGTGCTCCATCGTAGATCAACTACGCCAGCAGCGTCTACAGTAACAATGTTACCATTAGCACCTACGACTACGATCGCACCAGCATAGTACTCCATGCCTACGATTTCGTTAATCGCAGCAGTCGTAGCCTGATCCTCTAGCACATCTGCGAATGGTGAAGTACCATAACGTAGTGACAGCTTACCATTGCTATCTGGATACAGATTGCGTACGTCAATGAGGTACTTACTATTTAAGTTCAATGGTGAGTCGAATGTGTTCAATCCACCACGGAAGTCCCGTGCTACAGCAGCCTGTAGTTTGTCTACAGATGGTAACTTAATCTTACGCATTAGCGACTCTCCGCCCATTCATTTAGAATAGAAGGATCATTCATACGTGGATCAAGGATCAGCTTAGCGCTGTCATGCTGCTGTTCTAACTGTTGTAGACGGTTCTCGAATGCTTGCTGTAACATAGTTACAGTAGCAGGATTAGTGCCGTCATCGGCTGCGTATTTTGCAGCTGCACCGTTAATGATGCAGGAAGCATCAAATGGCACAGTCACAGACGGGTCTGTGAATAGATCAACTGGATCAAGTCGAATGTGAATGCGTAATGGATACGCAGTAGACGTAACAGCCGTCAATGGCCATACACGGAACAGGTTCTGTCCAGCAGGTGCCCAGCCTTGTACGTCATCTGACGCATGTAGTGGTTCCACGTACCGTGGTGACGTACCTGTTAGACGATAAGGATTGATATTGCTAGAGAGTAGAGGTAACGCAGTACTGTTGCTACCGTAACAGATACGATCTACGTCTCTGAACCCTTCACGTGTGCCAACAAACTCAGCTGTGCAGAGTCCTGTAGTACCGTCTAGCTGACGTGTTTCCCACTTAGTGAGATTGTCCCACCATCTACGCGAGCGTACTAGCTCATACGTTTCTTCAATCAACATGCCGATAGCATCCTCAGCATATAGCTGCGTGCTAGGACCTGCTACTTGGCGTAGACGAATAACAGTGCGCTGTATCAAATCACTGTGTGAGTAGAATGCCATGCTATACTCCTACACTCTACTTACGAAAAAGGCTCCACTGTGTACAACACAGTGGAGCAAGGTGACTACAGCATCTACCTATTAGAGCGCAGTGAAGTAATGCTGCACACCGAGTAGGTAGGACTTATCCACAACGCAGCGGATAACAAAGGTGGTGCTGCCGTTGGGAAGTGCGGTCGAAGGCGTGTACAGTCCACGCGGATCAGCGTTGGTAGCACCAGCCGTAGAAGTCACTGCAAGGCCAGCAGTCAATGCACCAGCATTGGCTGCAACAGTGTTATTCTTGATCTCAGAGATCATCTCTAAGCAGCGGTACGGTACGCCGAGACTATTATCCCAGCCGACGGTAAGATTAACGCCTGCTTCTGCATTCCAGCCGATAACATCGACAAAGCGAAACGCTTTAATACCTTGCACAGCAGCGGTACCATTGAGCGTCAGCGTCTCAGTCATAGGCTGCCCAAGATAGTCACGTCCTTGGACACGGACAAGCGCGGTACTAGCACCGGAAGCATCGACAACGATGTTACGGCCGTACTTACCCATCTGCGCTTCTGTACCAAGGTACGCAGCAGCGAAGGTAGACGTAGTACCAGCCGTCGTCATGTCCTGTGCAACAAGCAGGCCGTCTACGTCACGCGTAGCAGGGGCACCGAGATCCATGACAGCTATGTCAGGAGATCCATCAGCACCAAAGCCGCCGATAACAGCCTTATCGAACCAAAGGTTGACACGCTGTGGATAGAAAGATGCAACACGACGAGTCATGTTAGAAGCTCCTCATAGTATTAGACTGCTGCGTCTTACGCGACACCATGGCTTTGAGATCAACATAGTCAGGTGCTTGAACAGGCTCACCAGTTTCTAAGTCAATCTCAGTGTTCGCATGTTCAAGGATGCCAGCAGCAGCCATCTTCTCACGCGTCTCGAACCACACACTGTGTCCGCCAGGGAAGTAGACCATGAAGCTCTCAGGGATGAGACGAGTCACCGTCTTAGCACTAAGCGTGCTGCGCTTGCTGTTACCGCTAGTATCTACTGTGTAGATACGTGACGTAAGCTCGCGATCCTTGACTACTTCAATCTGAAACTTCTTACTCACTGCCATGATCTATCTCCTTAGTTCATCACAACAGCGTGCGTACGAAACTGACGCCAAGAGCAGAAGTTACCCTGCCAGACGACACGCTTGCCAATGGCGTCGATAGCCCATGGAGCAACAAGGTTCTTCACACGCATGTTCACACCCTTGAGGATGTGCATACGCAGATACTTGCTGTTAATGAAGTACGCCTTATCGACGTTACAATCTTCATCATAGAGCATGGGAATGCCGTTATGTGTAACGCCTTCAAAGCCAAGGTCATACATGCCCTTGCCCTTCTTGCTCTGATCCAGTGGGATCATAACCTTGTCACGCACGGCCTGACGATACGTACGGATGAGGTTACGACCAACAAGGATCAGATCAGGCTTGTCAGTCTTCAACTTCAAGTCCATCAATACGTCATCGAATGCTTCTTCGATGTTCGTAGCATCAAGGCCACCATTGAAATCATACGCAGATGGACGCCACTGCGTTTCAGTAGCACGGTTCATGCCACCAAGTGTGCCAGTAGTAGGATCATCAGGGATGAGAGCTTCAAGGCCCAGAGGATCAACACCAGCACCAGCACCGTACAGATACTCACTGAACTTCTCTCCGATGCTTTCTTCAAGCACATCGAGCTTAGCAGTCAGCAGCTTGAACAGCGCAGCTTCACCAGTGTTCTCATCGACCTCTTGATCACTGATAATCAGTGAGCCTGCTACACGCGACCAGCCGTAGCCGATAGTGCTGAACTCACTAGTCTGCGCAACAGGCAGTTCATCGTAGTACTGATACGATGCGACGTTAGGATTACGACTCATCGTAATAGGATTAGTGATGTTAGCACCACCATTCTCAGTCTCGACGCGTTCGGTCGCAAAGGCCCAAGCCATAAGAGCATTACTCTTAATGCTAGCCATAATGAGCTTACGACGAGACTTATCCAGCATAGAATGCACGATGGTATCAAGAGTACCAGTCGCAGCAAGCGAGGAATTAATCATTGTTGTTGCCTATCAACGGTTAATCGTGAGTCCATGCTCACGGAGGGTTTGGGCCACAATGTCTCTAGTACTAAGGTCATGGTTAGCTACAGCATTAACACGTGGGACAATCTGCCCACCACCTGTTCCATTCGGCGCAGCCATCTGTGCGTTGTTCATACGCGTAGGCTGAGCCTGTTGCTGTTGCTGCTGACCAGTCGTAGCTGCTTCATGCTGTGCCTTCAATGGACGACTAATATCATAGCCATTCTTGTAAGCCCAAGCCTGTAGCATCAATGTAGCTTCGCGCAGTGATAACCGCTCGTCAGCTTCCATAAGTTGATGGATTTCAACCTGCTGTTGCTGTGCCCAAGGGAACGTATCAAAATGTTCCTCTAGTTCACGATCCGCTTCTGCTTCAAACTTAGCACGCTCTGCTTGTGCAGCTTCATGCTGCTGCTGCGTAGTAAGATTCTGCTTAAACGGTGCAACCTCTTGCTGTATCATGCGCTGCAATGCAGCCATGTCTACAGAGCCTTTCAGGTCCTCTATATTATGGCCCATGGCCAGAACCTCTGTCAAGACCTTTTTAGCTGCCTCGACAGGGTTAGCCTTGAAGTGTGCCATAAACTGCATAGCAGTGGTAACCTCTTGTGGCTGTAAGCCGAGAGAGGTAGGCAACTGTGCTGCTTCACGGAATGCAGTAAGGTGTGCCTTAGTAGTATCTAACTCACGCTGTAGCGTATCAGCCTGCGTACGATGCTCTTGCATCTGACGATGGAAGTTACGTGCTGACTCATAGAGCGCACGCTCAGTGCCAGCCTTAGCAACAATACGTCCTGTAGACGGGTCTACAAGGTTTCCCTCGGCATCGGCAGGTAAACGCTGGCGTCCCGGTGTGAAGGCTTTAACACTTTGCCTTTCGGCGTTAGGTTCTGTCTTATTGACAGTGTTGTTGCCTCCGCTATCCCTGGACTTGTTGAGTCCAGCATCAGCTTCCGCTTGCGGATTAGCTCCCCCTGCGTCTTTGTTCGTACCTTCAACGGACGTGTCTGCTGTCGTGCCATCAGTATTCTCCGTTGTCGTAGACGCAGCAGCATCCTTCGATGCATCATCTGCATCGTTGATATCGAACAGTTCTCCTACGTACTTATCGAGTGTATCACTCATTGCATCATTCCAGTCTCTGCTGTAGTGTTGCCTTGTTGAACCATGCTGAGTACCTCAGGCAAAGCCTCAGCTACAGGTACGCCTTGTGCTAATATCTGCCCAAGTGCTACCTTTGCTTGCGCAGGCAATGCATCAATCATTGCTGCGAGTTCTTCTAACTGCATGGGCGCAGCGCCGGGAGTCGCGGCCGTTGGTCCGCCTGCTGATGCTCCATCAGGACTGCTGCTACCAGCACCTTGCGTACTATTACCACGTTGCATAGCAACGACTACTTCCTCTCTCATACGTTCAAACGCATCAGAGGGTAGGTTCAATTCATCGAATGCATCTTCGAGTACAGTAAGGATAGTCTCAATGACTACGCTAGGTGCAAACTGTGCTAACTTACCAAGTATCTCAGACATTTCTAATGCCTGCTGCTTCTTACCAGCACTGGTAGGCTTCTGCGTGGAACCACCTACTGCTTGGCATTGGAACATGTCACGTAACTCAGCAGGAGTACGTGGTTGCCAATCAGCAGCACGCTTAGCTCCAATTAGAGCAGAGACAGTCTCAGCTTCCATGAACTGTGCACAGAGATAGCCTACGTTGAACAGTACTGTACCAAGTGCATCCTCGATTGCATCAATCTTCTCATCTAAGCGTAACGCAGTACCACTGTTGTAGTTCTCAATAGCCTTGTTAGTTGTGTTCGTCTTAAACTGTACGTTACGCATAACGTCAGAGACGCCACTGACTCTATCAATGGACTGAAACGGACGTTGCAGATCAAAGAGTTGCATAGCCTTTAGCATGCTATTCGGCTTCTCTACGATCATGTCACGCATGTTCATGCCATCAGGTACATCTACGCCTACAGCATTAGGTCCACCACCTGTTACCCATGCGATAACACCGTCACGGTTGAACTTACTGTTGTAAAGGATATTCTCTTTAATGTCCTGCCGTGCACGACGGAACTCATCGTGTATCTCATTGATTGCATCTTGCTGATCTAAGTAGTACGTGACATTGCTAGGAGCTAATGCTCCTATGACAGTCGTGTTAAACACGATAGGATGTAGAGGGAAGAACCCTGGCAGCAAGTATGGATCATTCTCTACCCACACTGGCCAGTCCCATTTGTTATCTGTAAACAGATAGACACGTCGTGTGACTTTGTCCCACACACGCCAGCACATCGTACGCTGTGCTTTCTCTAGCTGTGCTTTATTCTCGTAACCATACTGATGTGCTGACGCATCAGTCTCGAACAGCTTAAAGTTCTTAATGTCATCAGTATCGGATGCTTCTCCCATGAGCACATGCGTTGGCTCATAGATGGACATTACCTGCCCATTCTCATCCTTCTTACCGTACCGTGCATTCAGGTACGCAGTGGGATAAATCTCACGTATAGCCAACCATTTCGCATCACTGTAATCTGGCATCGACGCATCCGCATCACAGAGTACATCCTGTGGCGTACGATACTTGACAAACGGTCCCGGTGGTGTAAGAACATCTAATTCTTCCTCCAATGCGAGAAGTTTACCTTCTACCTCACGGATAGTCTTAGTGTCTTTAGCATTCTCTAACTCATTAGAGAGTTTAACAATCTCATCCTGCGCAGCAAGGATAGACTGCGGACGCGGAGTGTAACCCCACTCCATCCAACCGATGTTGCATAGTTCAGTAGACAGTACTGCCTGCTTAGCATGCGTCTTTAGATTCAACCCTGGTGCGTGCTTACGCGATGCGAGAGCATTGACTACATCTTCGATCTGTTGAACGAACGGCTTCAAGTCCTCATTAGGAGTAGTAAACTCCACCTGTGGGTTCTTAGCATACAATGCTGGCATCATTGCCCGCACGTTAGCATAGACAATGTTCTCTGTCTCAGACCACTTGTTGTTACGACGCTTAGAGTAGTATCTGTTACCGCTCATGCTATCGCGACCTTCACGGTGCTCTAGCTGATTGTTATTGTAGTAACGGATAGCTTCGTCCCATGCTTCCTCATGCACCTTACGTGCTGATCTAGCAGCAGCGATACGCCCCTTCCATAATTTACCATGCTCACGACTGACAGGTACTTTACTATTCTCATCAATGCGATACATTGGTGCGCCAGCATCCACAGGTGCGAGCGGAGCCTCTGCATCTAATGCACGTTCAATCGGAGCAGGCAGTGTATCGCTCATCGCATATACCTATGTGATCTGTTATCTAGCGTAGCTGCTTCCATCTCATTCCACATGCGGAGTTTAGGAGGCAGAGGCCGTCTCGTTGTTGTGACAATTCTACCCATGGGAGGGGTGTCTGTCAACATATACTTCAAGGCATCCATGGCATGATTATTCGCGTCTACTGGCGTGTCGATAGCAGCATCATCCTTGCCACGCTTCCATCGCCATGTAGACATTTCATCACGGAACCATGTGAGCTTGTCACTCACGAACAGTGATGGACAACCATACGCATGTGTAAATGGGTTCATCAACGTGTTACGTAGATGTAGATGCTGCTTCACCTTAATGATGCCATTGAGAATAGCATTGTTGCCTCTACGCATATAGACGCCGTTCTCATTGAACATAGTAGCAGTAGTCTGTCCTACGGTCAGTGACGCATTCGTACGACGGAAGATAGCTGGATCAGCTAACACTTCTGGCTCAGTGTCACGGACAATAAGCTCAGGGCCTGCGTACGTATTACGACTGCGTAGGATTAGCTCAGCCTGCTTAGCAATGCCCATATCACGTTCGTAGAAGCCATCTACGATGTATGTAATGCCCATTGCATCTGTTAATCCTAACAGATAACACGATGGCGCAGTGATGCCTAGATCGTATCCTTCGATGATAGCAAGCTGGTGACCTTCGTTACGTAGATCAGCAATGTGCTTTAATAAAAAGTCATGTGCTATCACATGTATATCTTCATCGAACTCGTCATAGACGACGCCATCGAATGCTACCCACTTACCTAACAGATAACGATCACGCATCTTACCACGGTACGTTGCTTCCAACGTCTTAATGTAATCAGCTTCTAGGTTCTGTGCATTCTCATACGTGGATGCTTCAAAGACAGCAATGATCGGCGTAGGCTGGCCATTGCGTAGCAGTGGTAATCCTTCACTATCTACTTCACAGATCAGATCAGGATTGAACCTTCCTGCTTTAAGATCATGCAATGGCTTCACTAGACGCTTATATACCCAACCGAGTGTTGGGTTACATGTCAATGACATCATACGTGGACCTGTACGAGGCATTGTAGCATCGCTACCTGCATACGGAGTATTACCGCGTAGACGGCCTAGTAATTGCTCGAAGTCATGCTCTGCAATCTCAGGGTCTTCAATCTGGTCAATGCCGATGTAGTCGTAGTTAGCTGATAACAGGTTGCTCGTTGACTCTCCATCACCACTACTACGCTGTTCGATGTATCTAAAATCAATAACTGTGTCATTACGTAGTACGCAAGTGTTCTCTTGCTTATTAAATGATTTAATCCACTGACGTGGGCACCATTTAAAGAACTCTCTACGAAGTGTGCTATTTAGCTTAGGGTACGATGCCCTACCTAAAAGCATCGTAGCACCTGGATAATCAATGGCTATGCGTAACGCATCAGCAACCAATGCAGTAGTCTTGCCATTAGCAAAGCCACCACCGTATAGTCGTATCTTCTTACGACTAAGATGGAATGCTTCAGCAGCACTCCCTGCGATCAGCTTGTAAGTGTTCACCGACGGTTCCGAGCATTCTTAAAGTTTCCAGCTAATAGATCTAGCATTGCTCTACAATGCTTCCACCACGCGGGGGAAGTCTCCGTTGCCGGCGGGGCGAATGCGGCGAGAACGGCGGCAACGCCTGTTATGATCAATAGATATTCTGACCAGCCTAGTGCATTAGCAATGTCTGTCAGTTCCACGTCACTTCTCCTTGTTTACGGCCCGGCATCGCGCCAAGCGCCCCCAGAGTAGAAATACAATTTGTGATTGGTGCTATCCACGTAGATCGGCACCCGACCTGTGTAGCTGGTAGGCGCACCAGTCGGGGTGCCTGCGCCGGACGGCACATATAGGAAGCCGTCAGTCGCGTTGGTTGCGACAGCGGCTGGGCCGATCACGACATTGCCAGGGCCATCGGCCGTAACGCGCGCAACCAGAGCGTTCAGACTCGTGCCAGATGATCCGGCCGGTGCGGTATGAATAATCACGTCGCCACCAACGCCCGTGCCAGTCCCGCGTCCCCCGGAGACGAACAAATCTCCGCCAGCAATGTCGGTGCCGGAACCACCTGTGCCAGCAAGCGAGTTGTTAGTTGGTGCGGCGTTCGTCACTCCGTTGCCGAGATATAGCGGACCCGCTATGTAACTAGAGCCGTTAGCTACCAATTTGACCAGCGCGCTACCAGCATTTAACAGGAACAGCGCGCCATTGTCGTTTCCCGCGCCGTCCCCCTGAAGCGCGGCAATACCATTCGTCCCGTTGTTAACAGCAACCCCTCGGTATTGTGTTGCCGTTTTGATAGTGAGACTGAGGACGCCGGTATCAAGCGTAGGAACCGCTGGCCGCCCCATAACGACGCTGGATGAGAGGTTCGTCCGAAGCGTTCCGCCCGCGAAGTGGTTGGTTCCGGTCAATGTCACTGTGTTTGACGCGCCAGCGAAGGACAATGCTTGTGCTTCTGAATACGAAACGTCGTTTGTGTAATTGTTTCCCCAGAATGAGCCATCGAAGGTAGCTAGGCTATTAGCCCCGGACGCAATCAGGACATCATTATACGTATTGGGTGTCGTGGTGCTGGCAAGACTAAAAGTAGATCCTGTGAAGATAGCCCCAGAAGTGCCGCGCATGTCATAGACTACGCCAGTCGTCCGCGCACGATCGAACATTACGTTGGTAAACGTGTGGTTCCCCGATCCCGACCCACCGGCAGAATACAAATAGAGATTGATCTGGTTGGAGAAGATATTAGTCCCGACGAACGAAAATTGAGTGGAACCGGACAGCAAGACTCCAGTGTCTCCATTAACCGCAATTCCGCCGCCGTAAAAATGCCAGTCGGCATCAGAGTTTGACGACACCCCCAGCAAGAGATTGTTGTATATATCGACATTGTTAGCCAATACCGCCCCGTTGAATGATACGCTGGTAATGCCGTTTCCGGGCATACCATAAATGGTGACGTTCTCCAGCACCACGTAGGATATATATGCTCCCGCTACCAACGACAACCCGTGCGCGGATGCACTGCCAGACTTGATGCTTTGTGATGAGATACGAAGATCACGTAGCGTAATCGTCGCCACCGGGCCGCCTGCGACTGGTCCAGTTCCGGTTGTCCCGACCGTCAACGCCGGGGACGTTGCGCCAGTCGCCAGCAACAACACTGTTGATGTGCTGCCTGCACCTTGGAGCGTTACGGGCTTTGTAAGCGTAATCGGGCTAATTACGATCTCGCCAGCAGGCAATATGATCTGTCGGGCACGGGTTCCATAGCTAAGGTCGGCAGTCGCTTCTGCGATTGCCGCCTGTAACGCAGTAGTCTGGTCCGTCCCTGTGTTTGCAACAACGCCCCAATCAGCGGCGTTGATAACATCTGCTGTACGGGCAGCCAGCGTGCGAGCCGTTGTGCTATCTGTAGCTTTTACGCTGCCGCCGGACAGATTTCCTGTCTGTGCCCATGCTGGCGTAGCAAATAGCAACGCTGCGAGAATGTAACGGATCATGTGAGCCTCACCATCAGGAAGTTTCCGTTTCTATATGTCTGACCAATGGCAATGCCGCCAGCGGCTGCTTCTGTGTCATCACCGTAGCTGGGTCCAGCAGCTAATGCACTATTCGACATATCTTGGAATGAGAAATCATTAAGCTGAACTGTGCGTTCAATGATTGTCTCAGATGCGAGTGTGCCTGGATGTGGTCCACCGCCTCCCCATGGGAGTGTGGGTACAACATTAGGTGAAGCAAACTCTTTATCAAGAAGCTCCGGCATATTCAAAGCACGCGGATGCAGCATCTGCGTTAGCGATGCGTATTCATCCGTAGCACCAAGCCATGTAAGTACATTAGATACTGCGCCTGCTATGCATGTAATAGTAGGAGAATACAATCCACCACAGCGTGGTACATATCCATGGAACATAGCGAATGCGTTATTCGCAATATTCACTGGCTCAGCAGGACTGCTGCCTGGGGTAAGGTATCCCAGATAGATGCGTGAACCATATTGATGGAATGTGAATGAGAAGAACTGTGTGTCATCACACGTAACGCCAGTAGCAGTAGTTGCTATGAATGTATAATCTTCTGATCCACCTTCGGCAATGCGTGTAACCGTGATGCGGTATGATAACTCATACGTACCTGGATCACGACTGATCCAGAAGCGACAGCCCTTAGCACTATCAGTCTTAGCACCACCGATCTGGAATGAGAACTCATTACCCATTGTAGTCCAGTCACCTGGACCAACACGGAAGTTGCCTCCCCAGCCGTAGACTGGAACAGATGCTGTCCACGGCATGACTACATCGTAGTTGCCTGTATTAGCTTCTGCGATGATAGAGCCATCGCGCATCAGCGGTAGGTTCTCTTGCGCAAAGCCAAGGTTTAGTTGTGAGAACAACGTCTCAGTGTCAATGAGTCCGTAGCCATTGGCTAATGCGAATGAGCGAATGCCTGCGGCTGCATACATATACGCATCGCGATTACCTGTGGCACCCTCAGTCTGCGTTTCACCAACGCTAGTCGTCATTACAATGTCAGGTACTTTGGTCCACAGTTGGATAGCAGCAAGTGCATCACGAATGTGTTTCATCTGAAAGGATGATGCACCGTTACGGCCGCAGCTAACAATGAGTACATCAGGAGCTAATGCTTCGATGTAATCTAGCCAATCTTGGTTAACATCATACCACTGTTGTACAGCAGAGCTGTAGTGATTGTCTAGCACTTGGTCCCAGTTGGTACCACCAATACCACGGTTGTACCAGTTAATGGTAACACCAGGATTATCACGTACGAATGCTTCATACAACTTACCATGGAAATTGCCTGTGTAAGAGACAGCATTCACCTGTGGTGTAGAGAGTGAGTCTCCCATTAACACAATGGTAACTGCACCTGCGCCTGCGGCTAATGATCCTAATGGACAATGCTTAGAAGCACGGAACGTAGTCAGTGGTGGCCTCGGAGGCATCGCATCCTTTGGTACAACAGGCTTAATGATTGGAGAGTCAATCAATTCTCCGTCACCAACGAAGATTAGATCACCTGCATCAGTGCTCATAGTCGGCACATAGTAGGAGTGCGCAATCTCCATCTTACGATGGCCAGCGGCGATGGCAGCAGCAATGCACAGATTGACTGCTACGCTGTCATCGGTCGAACCATCGCCAACAGCGTTGAAGTCTCTATACGGTTCGTAGTATTCATACAGACTACTTAGATAACTATCAGCCAATCCTGGATCAATACGTCGAATAGACGCATTACCGGGCACAGAGCCTGTCCATGCGAGATCACGTACGATAGCCACTAGCATGTCTCCATATCAATGGTGGGCACATTGCCACGTTTATCGACAACTTCGATGCGAAATGATTGCATCATCTCAGCACGGATATCTAACTTATCAGCAGGCTTATGACCACCACGGTCTAATAGATCCTTCGACGCAGCTAATGCTACTTTGTCATCTTCACTGTCTACTAGTTCGATCACACGATGCGCTGCCTTCACTTCACCTGATACGAGGATACTCTTAACCTCAGTAGCAGCTTCTTGCCGCACAGCATCAATGATGAATGACTCTAACTGCGTATACGCAGGCTGCGCTCTTAGTACAGCAATCTGTTCACGTGTAAACTTAGTAGCTACACTGATTTCATCATCTGATAAGCCAGAGGCAGTGTAGACAAGGATAGCAGCATAGCTGTTAAGCTGCTTCGGTAGCGCAGGTAGCTCAGCTAGCTTACGATTAGTGTTAGACACTAGCCTTCGTGCTTCACTATTCGATGGAATAGCTACACGTGTAAACGTATTAGCTATAGATGGCTCTATGACAGTGCCATCTGCTAATTGCAGCGGAGCATTAGGCGGAGGCAGCTTAGCCATTACTTCTCACTCTTACGTGTGCTCTTAGATGCTGCCATCTGCTTACGCTTAGTCAGTGATTGTTTAATTGAAGATGCAGCACCTGATGTATCAGTGCTGCCGCCACTGCGCGGTGTAACGGTATTAGACTGTGTAGTCGAAGGAGTAGCAGTGTTTCGTGCGCCCATAGGCGCGGATGGATCACTCTCTCTCTTCCACGTAGGCGTATTCGTCTTTACTGACGATGAAGGTGCAGATGCAGAAGCAGATGGTGTATTACCACCTTTGATGAAGTGATCTGATCCTTCACCTAAGTACGGTGCGCGTTGTCCTGTCAAGCGTCGTGCTTCTAACGCAGCTTCGTAACCAAAACCTTGGGGATTAGCCATGGCGGTTGGAGACGGCAGCAAGGGTGTCGGCTTTGGATTAACAGCCATAGCAGGAGAATTGCCATCATACCCAATGTGAGGCGCTGCATTGGGTGCACCTAACATGCGACGATGCAAGAATAACTTGAGATTAGGCGCTATTCTAGCAGGACCACCAAGCAGCATACCTGCTAGATCAATCGCATCAGGAGGCTCTGGTGAACGGAATGGTGCCAATGCTGCAATCGTAGGATCAGACATTTGATCACTTACAGTAGAGAACTCCCGTGGATCACGCATAGACTGTTGCGGAGCGGCAGTAGTGCTAGAAGCACTGCCATCAGACATAACAGCCTGCGTACCTTTATCAGCAAGGAATGCTTCTACGCTATTACGTACACCATCCGGTAACATGCCAGGAGTGTTAAGCTCTAACGTAGTAGCAGCCTGCTGCTGCGGTGGTACAGTAGTAGGAGGAACAGGAGGCGTTGGCAACGGCGGCCGCGATGCTGCTTGCTGCGCTGCGCCCATCGTACGATCAATCGACGCATTGACCGCAGGCAATGCTGCATCTTCAGTGCTTAGATCATTCTGTGCTAATGCAAGCATACCTCTGTTCAGGTTAGCTGTAGTCAGAGGTAAGCCTTGCTGCTGTAGCAGTGATACTACAGCAGCATGTGTCTCCTGTGGTGTCATCGACCGAGCTTGCTCCCACCACCGTTAGCACTGAGGTCTACAGGATAGCTGCTAGGATTAGCCGCATAGCGTGCATTGATGATCTTATCTTCAATGTACGTCTCCTGTGCAGACGTAGTGTTACCAGTGTTATCGGTGACAGTCTCGATAGTACGTAGTCCACCACCAGTGGATAGGTTAAACGGCGTCGGCGCGGCGACACGCTTATGTGTCTCTGACGCAGCACTACCTGCGGCAGCACCTGTCAGCACTAACAGCACACGGCGCATTCCACGGAAGCCAGGACGTGCTAATGCACGTGCAACCTGCATCTCAGTGCTGCTACGAGCAGCACGCGATACAGCATTGTACGATGCTTCGTTACCGCTGCCAGCAATGCCAACACTGCTGCTGTAGAAACCACTGTATCCAGTTACTGTAGGGGCAGTGAATGACATGGGGCACCTATGTTATGTAAGTGTATACTATTCAGTACAGTACGTACTGCGTACGTATATGTCTACGACATACGTATACGTTGTATTATAACAAGCCTAGCCCTACGGGGTGGGACTTGTCAAGTCTTATTATTAAGACGACGTACTGTACAGTACGGCTACTACATAACAATATCAATGACTTAACAAGGGGCGACCCTGAAAGGGGCGCCACCGCGTTGCTTTTTTACCACACTTATCCATGTTCACATGCATACAGCTATGCGTATGCGTGTGCATACGTACTACTACTACTACTACTACTACTACATACAATGTATACATACAGTACTACAGTACAGTTCTCACAGTGGCAGCGGTAGCAGTAGCAACTACGACGGCATTTCTATGCAGTGTAAGAACACATGCATTGGACATAGCCACACACAGTAGCCACGCCTACAATACCCCCGCCTTTGGGAACGCACAATGCCGGGGGGCATGTTCACAGTGCCGGCACTGTTAATGAACAGGCGGCAGAGTGTATACCATATACATCCTGTATATACATGCCTGCCTACCGTCATGCGTCAATGGGAATAGCCACTGATGGATCAGTGGATACAGGCTGTATATACGTAGGCAAATAAGCGAGCGTTATCAATAAGATAGACCATGGCAATGGCCGCTATTCGTGCGCCTAGAGGCGCGGCCGAGCCTTAACGCGTGTTAAGGGCCAGGGTCATATGACCGCGTGGTCATAAGGGCATATGCCCCTATCGACGGCTAAGTAAGTAAGGTAACGGGTTACCACATCGGTAGGGTGAGGCGGCTGCATCCCCATGCGCTGCCATGCCCTGGATGATATCCATTGTGAGTGCTACTGCTATCGCCGTGCTATGCACTGTGAGTGCTGTTAGTGTTCGTTGTTAACTATGTTAACGTAGATAGTTATGCAATGTATGTATTATCAATGCGTTAGCATGTGTTGACATTAGCTGTTAATGTATGCTATACATCCAATCACGTTAGACATATCGTCTAGCGTAGCTCTTTGACAATCGCATATGACTGCTAGAACAACGCAAGTGATTGCGTTGTTTAACGCTGTCTAAAGCGTAGAATAGGGAATGTATAACATGACTAAGAAGCCAACGACCGTTATTGTTGACGCTAACAGCGACAACAATGCGCCAGTGTATGACTATGCCATTGAGATGAAGGGTATGGTTCAAGATTGGCGTGAAGCAGAGAAAGCGGGAAGCAAGCGGGAAGGTGCCATTGGGCACGCCGGTTTCAGGCTCGCTCGTATCCTGGTGAACGATTTGCTGCCACAGGGGGGCGAATACAGCGTATTGCGCAAGCATACGCCAGAAGCGTTCTTTACCTCTGATGAAGTGCGGAAGGTGTGGAAGTCACCGGAAGTGTTGCTTTCATTTGTGGATGAAAAGGCAAACGACGACGCAGACTTGACCGGCAAGGTTCGCTCGTCATGGTCACGCACCGTCGAATTGGCTTTCACCATTTGGGCTTGCCAGCGGCATTTCGCTAAGGCTACCGGACCACAGGTGGACATGGCCAAGTGCCTTGTTCCTGCCGCTGCTTTCCTGGCCGCACATGATAAATGGCCAATGGTCTATGACAACGAAGATGGCAAGCTAATGCTTGTCACCTTTGGAACGAGGACCGAGGAAGTGCTAGGCAAGGATAAGGCGAAGAAGAACAACAGTGCGGTAGCACTGAAATTCATTCCAAGCGTATCCGCCTTCAATGCTCTACGCGGTGCATGGTTGGACGTTGCAGAACAACGCTCCAAGCGTGACCGTGCCAATAGTAAGAGCAATGAGAAGGCTTCCACGGCAACAGTGACTGTCACCGCTACAGCGGCACCGGAATTGCTCACAAAGGCATTCTCTGCCGTCACAGAGGACGGCAAAGCACCGTCACTGCCGGCCTTCGCTAAGGACGCGAAAGGACATGAAAGCATTGGCAACATGCTGTATGCGATCATGACGAACATGGCGATCAATGATCCTGACTTCCTTCGTGGTGTCATCGTTGATGCCGTTCATGACGACAATGCAGGCAATGCTTTGCGTGCCATGCTGGCCACCATCTTGAACGATGCAGCCAGCGCCGATGCGGTTAATACCGCAGAGGCTGCTACTGCCTAGCTACAATCAACCCCTACGGTGCAAACCGTGGGGGTTTTTTGTTGTCCATCGCATGGCTTAACATGTGCTAAGCGCACACACTGCGTCGCATGTGTTACACACAATCTTTTGACTTAACACACACGCCATTGCGTGAGAGGTAAGTTATTAAGTAAGGAAGTGAATACCCGATAAGTGTCTGAAAGGACACACTTATCTGCTGCTACGTAGGGCCAGAATGACACTGTCATGTGATATAAAGTGGTATACACTATGTTGACATAGCAGAATGATTATGCTATGTTATAGTTGTCGATGAGAGAAAGGAGTTATCAATGGATATCATCCATTGTTCACAAGAGGAATGGAATGACTCACAACGTATGTTCATGGAAATGGACACTGCGTTGTCACACATTGGTTACACACAACCGCAGTGTTCACCTATGGTAACACGAAATAAGCTGCCGTTGCGGTATATGTATTCCAATGGTAAGTGTATCGGCTACGTCGAAGAATAACACTTAACACACAGAAGGGACACTACCATGTCAGATTGGCAACGCACAGCATCACGTGACGAGCACAATGATGCGTTAGAATGTGGCTTCTACGATCTACATTTGTCAGCATTGCCTGTAACTGCTGAGTCAGATCGTATGGGCAATGGTCGTATGGAGATATCAGATGACCATGGATTCCACGCGATTGCATGTATGTATGAGGAATAATTCATTCTACACACATTACTCACACTACCTACATTACTCAAACAACATCAAAGCAGATGTTGTAAACACAGAAAGGGATAAGACAATGGCTACACCATATACGGCGTATGTCACGCCGACCACGCCGGATGTGATTGAATACACTATTATCCTTGAACACAACGACTTCGCAGACCGTAAGATTAACGCTATCGATGCGGTGCGAACCCTTGCCAATGCTTGGAGTAATACCAATAAGTATTATGGTGGGCATCCTCTGTCAGGCTCACGTGGGCCAAAGGATTTTGTTGAACAAATCATGGCCGCTGCTGCGGCGGCTGATTGCTCCTTTGTCGTTGTCATGCCAAAGACGGATGAGAACATTCATGAAGCATTGATCGCAACCGCCCTCTGTCATCTCCGTGTTCCGTTCACACTGAAACGCAAGACTTAACACACGTTAACATTACAATAGCCCTACAATGCTAACACACTGTAGGGCTTTTTGCATGAGGTATGTCATGTCACAGACAAAGCTAACTGTAGAACAGTTAACTGCCATTGAAGCATTGATTACAAAGGGATGGACACAGAAAGCGTATGCACGCCTGCATCTAGACTCATTGAATGATTATGATCCTACTGAACCTGATGCAGCATGTTACTGTCTTATTGGTGCTACCGCCGCAGCCATCTATCCAACGATGGTATCAAAATCATCCCTAGATGCGATTATCCATGCTATCGACTTGGCTACAAACACTTTTCTATTATATACATACTTTGCTGTTCATACCTGGAACGATGCACCAGGACGCACACAAGCGGAAGTGTTATCATTGATAGCACGTGTTAAGGCTGATCGCATGAAAGAGGAAGCTGCGTCATGAGAACATGCTCATGTGACTCTGGCCTACCACGTCGTGATCTATACGATGCACGGAGCATCTTCTGCTGCTTCATCTGCGATAAATGTGAGGCACAGAAGCGTGAACGCTACCGTGCAGAGATATTTACTAACAGTAACTACAAGACAACGGAGGATGTTGAAGATGCCTACTGACACGAAGTCTCGTCCTATCTGCACCATTGCATGTGAGATACATGCTGATTGGAAGAAGCCATACTTCGGTGCTGTTCCATATCTACAGGCTATGACATGTCTTACGCATGTAGGTGACAACTACGGAGCAGACTCTGCCAAGTCTATCATCCTATACTTCCTATCTAATGCTACCACATGGCGTGGTGAAGTAGCACGGAGAGTGAAGAAGGAATTGAAGGAGATGGTGAAGTGAAGCGTTATCAATTCTTCTACATGGTGCTAGATAAATGGCATCAAACTGTTATCGTTGATTATCCTACGGAGGCTATGCGGGCACAGCAGGAAGCTGAATATGTCCTAGGGCTTCCTTGCTACATCAAGGAGATAGTAAAGTGATAACAGCAGATATCATTACTGATAGCATCAGTGAAGCAGGCAAGCGTATCACTACGCTGAATCTCTACTATCCACGGTTCATCCATGCAGAGTTCATGACTCACCGTATGTTTAGCCGTAATGCTTCAAGCAGCCGAGCTATTCCAACGGAGAAGTTGATACAAGATATCATTGATAACCCAGTAGAGCCTGTCTACTGGGGTAAGAATATGAAAGGGATGCAGGCACAGGAGGAATTGTGTACTGATGATATACTAGAAGCTAAGTATTGGTGGAATGAAGGCAGAGAATGGGCTATTGATACTGCTAGACGCCTTAATGATCTAGGAGCACACAAACAGATCGTCAATCGCATTCTCGAATCCTACTCACACATCCGTGTATGCGTAACTGCTACAGAATGGGATAACTTCTTTAAGCTACGCTTACATCCTGCTGCACAGCCAGAGATGCAAGCATTAGCTAAGGCAATGCACCGTGTGATGGACGGTCACCCACCTACACTGCTTACACCAGGACAATGGCATCTGCCTTATGTCAGTGACGAAGAACAAGCGGGGTATGGCATAGCCATCTCTAAGATGTTAAGTGTGGCACGATGTGCTCGTGTATCGTATCGACTACATGATGGATCATTTACAAAT